ACTTTCTGGAAGGTGTCCTACAAGCGCCACACCAACTTTGCCATGGAGTCCATTGAGCAGACCTTCAACGGCCAGGCTGATTTTGGTCGCCGTGTCACTTGCACCATTTCCCGCAACGGTGATTTGGCTTACCGCACCTACCTGCAGGTCACTCTCCCCGAGATCAACCAGCAGATGAAGTCCTCTTCTCAGGACGGCGTCTATGCCCGTTGGCTGGACTTCCCCGGCGAGCAGCTCGTCTCCCAGGTTGAGGTTGAGATCGGTGGCCAGCGCATTGATCGCCAGTACGGTGATTGGATGCACATCTGGAACCAGCTCACCCTCACCGTTGACCAGCGCCCCGGCTACTACGCCATGGTCGGCAACACCACCCAGCTCACCTACATCACCGATCCCTCTTTTAACGATGTTGACGGCCCTTGCCAGGCCACCGCCCCCCGCCAGGTTTGCGCCCCCCGCAACGCCCTCCCCGAGACCACCCTCTACGTCCCCTTCCAGTTCTGGTACTGCCGCAACCCCGGCCTTGCCCTCCCCCTCATCGCCCTTCAGTACCACGAGGTCAAGATCAACCTTGACATCCGCCCCATTGACGAGTGCTTGTGGGCCGTTGGCTCCCTGAACTGCGGCGCCAATGTTCGCACCTCCGCCGGTGGCAAGGTCGTCACCGCTTACAACCAGTCCCTCGTTGCCGCCTCCCTCTACGTTGACTACGTCTTCTTGGACACCGACGAGCGCAGGCGCATGGCCCAGAACCCCCACGAGTACCTCATCGAGCAGCTCCAGTTCACCGGTGACGAGTCCGTCGGTTCCTCCTCCAACAAGATCAAGCTCAACTTCAACCACCCCGTCAAGGAGCTCATCTGGATCGTCCAGCCCGACAGCAACGTTGACTACTGCTCCTCCCTGGAGTGCGGTCAGCTCCTCTACAACCTCCTCGGTGCTCAGCCCTTCAACTACACCGACGCCGTCGATGCCCTCCCCAACGCCATCCACTCCTTCGGCGGCAAGGAAGCCACCGCCCTCACCTCCAGCTCCTTCATCAACGACAACCTCTTCAACGATGCCGGTGCCATTGACATCAACGGACCCGGCTGGTGGCAGGGCGCCCCCGCCGGTGCCAACGGTGGTGGCCCTCAGGTCCCGGGCTCTAATGCCATCTGGCTCTCTGCCCCCAACCTTGCTGGTGAAGGCCCCGGTTACGGACAGGGCTACCTCGGCAACGCCCCCACCCCCGGCTACCTTGAGAACTCCGGCGTCTCCGATGCCGGCGCCTTCGTCCTTGCCGAGACCGCCCTCCTCCTCCACTGCTGGGGCAACAACCCCGTCGTCACCGCTAAGCTCCAGCTTAACGGCCAGGACCGCTTCTCTGAGCGCGAAGGCTCCTACTTCGACACCGTGCAGCCCTACCAGCACCACACCGCCACTCCCGACACCGGTATCAACGTTTACTCGTTTGCCCTTCGCCCCGAAGAGCACCAACCCAGCGGCAGTTGCAACTTCTCTCGCATTGACAACGCTACTCTCCAGCTTGTTCTCTCCAACGCTACCGTTGAGGGTGTCAAGACTGCCAAGGTTCGCGTCTATGCTACCAACTACAACGTTCTCCGTGTCATGAGTGGCATGGGAGGCCTTGAAGCTGCATGCTTAGCACTGATGATGATCGTGCTAGCTGTGAACAAGGGCCGAAAAGCAGTATGCCATGGTAAAGTGAGCTCTTACCTTGGAAAACCATTTATGTCCTCACCATCATCTGCCTTGATGATTTGACTAACTGCTAGTGATTCCGACTTGTTGCCGTCGGAGTTGCAACACATCTTGTTGTTCGGGAAACCCCTTAGAGCCTTTTCTACCAAGCTCATCTCCGAAAGGAATGAGTGGCCAAGAGTAATGAACTTGGGTACGGTAATAATGAAAAGGATTGGGCAATCCGCATGCTCACTACCTAAAGACGATAGTAATACGCTAGTCAACGGTAGGGCGTCAGAGACTGAACGGATGTGGGTCGTTAATGAAGGTTTAAGCAACCTGAAACGGCTTAAGATACAGTCCTCCCTCTAGGGAAACTTAGGGGAATAAGAGTGCTTACAGCAATTAAATTGCATGGCGCTTCACAAAATATAAAAATTCATGTTATCTATTTGATAATATGAACAGTCAAGGGCGTGCATAGTATGCACACCCTTTTTAATGTATGTGCAAAGGGTGTTCATACTATGTACTCCCTTTGCATATCATCGGTGGTGTCATTGTTGTTACCTATGGATATCACAAAAAAAAACAAACCAAAATCGTTTTATCATTTCAGTTTCAATTTCTCAGTAATTGCAGAATGAATTTTTCCAATCAATTCAAACACGTTGAACTGCGGGTCAAATGGGTTAAACCGAATAAATTCGCAATGTATTTTTTGTTTTAACACAGTTTCTCTCATTTCGTCCTTTGTTTTATTTGTTTCAATCATGTGGTGTAATTCGTCGCATTCAACTGCAATATTATAATCTATGAAATACAAATCAATTCTATATTTTTCACACATATGCTGTCTCTTCACATTTTCCCCCTTAAATGCATCCATTATATTTATCATTATGTCATTTTCAATTGACGGGAACCATTTTCTTACACTATAAATTCCCATTAATTCAACTAGCTTAATTGCTTCATCACTTCTTGATGAAAATAATAATTTTTCCAATCCTTTGTGTGATAGATATACGTAATTTTGATGTTTTCTAATATTGTTCGTAGAATCAGAATCGCAAACAATGTAATGTTTTTCGGTGCAATCATATTTCACAATTGATGCCCTAATATTTGTTATTTTCAAAATACATCCAATGTCCGATGCTCTATATGATGTATATGGAATGATTTGTTTGAATTCAACATTCAATGTTGGATATTCGGATTTAATCCGCCTTGCACATTCATGTTCGTTTTCCATTGCTGAGTATTACATGTGAACCATTTTTAATATGTAAATTCAGTTTTATTCAATATTTTTTTTTAATTTATCAACACAATGTAATGTCAAATGCAATACATTGTTCCCTTAAAAATCGCATGTGCGCTCCTGGTTCTAATTCTCATTTCGGCTGTAATTCAAAACCGTTTCGTCGGTGCTGAGCAAAATCAAGACAATGCATCTAACCCCATTGTGTCCACGCCGTTCAAAAACGTATTTGACGATCAAGGCGCCCCCTTGAATGTTATTCTGATTGCGGCCCCCTTTCGCACCGTGGAGGACGAGCAGGCGTACGAATTATATAAGAGCCAGGGGCTCTCCTTTTGCGGCATATCCAGCTACATCAATTTCCCCGGCCACATTGAGAACCCGCACGAGGACCGCTTCCACGAGGAGCGCGGGCACGACTATCCCGCCATGGTGTCGGCCTGGCTGCACTGTTTTAGGGACCCGCCCACCAATTTGCGGAAGTCGGGGCTGCCGCTCATGCTGCTTGCCGAGTCGGATTTGAAGGACGCCGATGCGTACAAGCCCGACCCCACGATTGCCAAGGAATACGACTTCATGTACGTGTGCCTGCAGGACAACGACAAGTGCGAGCCCGGGTGGCAGTCGTACAATCGGAACTGGGACTTGGCCAAGCAGTGCCTGGAAATCATGTGCGGTGAGTTCGGCTTAAGCGGCGTGCTGGTCGGGCGTACCAACTGCGAGTTCACAAAGAAGTGCAACGGCATCGTCAAGGTCGTCCCGTTCCTGGAATTTGACGCATTCCAAAAAGAGATGCAGAAGTGCCGCTTCCTGTTTGTGCCGAACATTGCCGACGCCTCGCCGCGCGTCATCACGGAGGCCATTTGTTACGACATGCCCGTGCTCGTGAATCGCAACATCCTGGGCGGCTGGCACTACGTGGAGCCCGGCGTCACGGGCGAGTTCTTCACGAGTAAAAATGATGTCAGGCCAGCCCTGCGCAGCTTAACAACCCGCATGAATGCGTATGCGCCCCGGCGACACTTCATGCGGCACCACGGCAAGCACCGCGCCGGCCGCCGCCTGGCCGCATTTCTGAAGCGGAATTACCCGGGCCTGAACAACAAGCGCATGAAATACGCCACCATCACGATTTAGGTGGAGAACCTACGGTTCCCCACACCCCTCCCTGGTGTTGTGAAATTTTTGGGATACCCATAAATGTTATTTTAAAAGTATTTAAAACCACGTTGAATTAAATCAAATAATAAAAAAAAAATTGAAAGGTTGTCCATTTTTGTCAACTTTTCAACAGTTTCAAGACAGTACAAACAACCGACCTACGCATACAATGATTCGCTCAATGCAATCCGCTCCTGCTCCTGCTCCTGCTGCTCCTGGCAAGAATGCCGGCAAAAACAAGAAAAAGCGTGCCAACAAGAAGAGGCGTGCGGCGGCCAAGGCAGGCTCTGTCTCTGGCTCTGCAACCATGACATCGCAACTCGGCGCCGGTCGCGCCACAGTTCCCCAGTGGTGCAAAATTGACATTGACCAGGTGGCAAACCACGCCGGTGGGTTTGTGTGGAAGTTGACCGACATGGAGCACGCCCGGCGCTACTTGATCATGGGCGCCAAGGACAATGGCAACTTCTACCAGACCAGCGAACAAGTGTCAACCGAGTGCAACACGTCCATTATTCGCGTGATTCGCAGCAAAAATCCCGACGATTTCAAGCAGTTGTGCGCAATGATTGAGGACATCTCGGTCAGAGGGCTAGCTGCGCGCCAAGAGCCGACGCTGCTCACTCTCGCGGCAGCCATCGCGTTTGCCCCCACGGCAGAGAAAAAGGCAGCGGCGCTTGCGATGGTTCCCAACTGCGTGCGCATTCCGACGCATGCGTTCATGCTGGCCGGCTACGTCTCGGACTTGTCGCAGTGCAAGCCTGGTAAGGAGAAGGGCAAGGGCTGGGGGAGCGGCTTCCGCAGAGCACTCAGCCAGTACTACACCAGCCGTCGTGGTCTGGAGCTGGCAATGGCACTCACCAAGTACAAGAACCGTGAAGGATGGCGGCATGAAGATTTGCTGCGCATGTTGCACGTCAATCCGGCTGCACTGAAGGACGACGGTGCGCGTCTGGTGTTCAAGTACGTGTTTGCCTGTGCCAGGGGGGAGAAGGAGTTCATTTGCAAACTGTTGGCCGACATTGCCACCGCAAAAACGCATGAACGGGCCATGCAGCTGCTGAACACGCCCATTCCCAAGCAGAGTGCCAAGCCGAGTAGTGCCAAGAAACAGGTTGCGTCCAAGTCCGAGTCCAAATCCAAATCCAACGGAATTGTCGCGGGATTCAAGTCGGTGATTCAAACCGTGTTCTTCAAGGCACAGGCAACCGCACAGGCAACTCCAGTGCAAAGAAAGACCGAAATCCGGTTCACCCCCGCGAATTCAAGCGATGTTTCAAGTGTTGAGATTGCGACCTCAGCGTTTCAGTGGAAGCGCATGTTCATGAACCGGGTTCCAACTGGCGGGTTCATGATTTCGTTGCCATTTCCACCCGGAACGCACGACTTCAAGTTCATCGTGGGCGGGGTGTGGCAGTGTGACCCCAGCAAGCCGATTCACAAGACGGGCGAGCATGAAAACAACTACATTGTGATAAGCGAAGCGCAACAAGAACCAATCCAAGAAGACCAGTTGACGGCATCCACGCCCGTTTCGCGCGACCTCATTGACACCGCCGTCTACTTGAAATCAATCATGGAGATTGAAGCCTGTACCACGAGTGTGGCCGATCTCTACAAGGCCCTCAAGTTGGTGCGGGACCACGGCCTGGTGCGCGAGCAGATTCCCACGCATTTGCTGAACAGTTCCGACGTTTGGACCGAGCTGTTGAAGTCAAAAGGCGCCAACGGCAAGCAGAACGGAATGCCGCTGGAGGCCCTCATGCGCAACCTGGGGAAGTTGTCGTCGCTGCCCAATTTCATGCCGACAAACACGGAGTTCATCTGCGCGCGACTTTCGTCCGATGAGGACATTCAAAAGTCGCGCATTCACCCGTTCAAGGCGTTGATTGCGTCCAAAATCTACGGTATGGGAAAGGCATTGAAGGGCGCGCTGGCCTGGACGGTGTCGCCGCGAGTGCACGACCAACTCACGACCACGTTCATGCGTTCGTTCAAAAACGTGGCACCCACTGGAAGGCGCTACATGGCCGCGCTGGACGTGAGCGGCAGCATGTCGGTGGCATGCATGGGTTGTCCCGCCATCAGCTGCAGGCAGGCATCCGCCGCGCTGGCGCACATACTCTACGAAACCGAACCCCATGTCTACGTGCGCGGCTTCACTTCATCAACGACATCGGGCTACAGTATTAGTTCAAGACCTGTTTCACCAGACGATGGGTTCCGCAACTTTGACCATCTGGTGAGACGCGGCATGACGCTGGATCAATTCATTCGGGCAACCGATGCACCATACGGCGCCACCGACTGCTCACTCCCCATGCTCCGCGCCATTGACGAAAATCTGGACGTGGATGTGTTCATCATCATGACGGACAACGAGACATTCGCCGGCAAAGTGCATCCCCAAGTTGCGCTGGAGAACTACCGCAAGCACGCGAACAAGCCCGACGCGAAGCTGATTGTGGTGGGAATGACCGCGAATTCTCTGACGATCGCCGACCCGAACGACCGCAACACGTTGAACTTGGCGGGGTTTGACGCGTCAATGCCGGAAATCATCGCCATGTTCGTGCGCGGGGAACTCTAGTCAGGGAACTACGTTCCCCGAACCCCTCCTTTGCGTCCCGTAAACCCTCATCCGAACCTTTCCCTTTCCCTCTCGTGGCATTAAATAAAAACAAAAACAAAAGAGGATAAGCCCTTTTTTTTTTGATAAAAACCGTAAAGTGCAAAGCAATTAAAACAAAGACGCAATGAATAAATAATCCCATTAATTCATGCCACAAGCCACAATCACGTTTTATGACAATCGCGGTCGCGTGGAAACCGCGAACATGCATGCTGTCGTGTTCAGCGACGGGGTTAAACGCTTCATTTGCACACACACACATGTGCCGGATGCATACTTGCCCAAGGACGTTTATCACGTCAACGATGAAACGAATGAATACACTAAGGTCGGCACATACACAACGACCGAAACAAAATCAACGCAATGGTACAATGCGCGCACCAATGCATGGGAAGGAACTCCAGGAGAAACACTGTATCATTTTGACAAAGCCAAGTGAACCAACAATGCATCGCACAAATACCATACCATGGCCGAAGTAAGATTCTTCAAGCGAAATGCGCCCGACGAAACCAACCGGAAATTTTTATTATCATTGCAATGTATAAACCCACAAAATGCACACACGCGAACGTGTGAAAGAATTTTTTGGTTCTACATTTAATACAAAAAATGCTTTTGGTTCGGATGAATATGAAATAACGCATGGTGGCATTAGATGTTTAAATTTTGAATTCATAATTGAACCAAGCCGAGAAAAAATGCCATTCATTAAAATTGAAAATAAACCTAAGCCCCGAATATTGAAGGTTTCAAGACTGGCCAAATGCAACGGTGTCAATGGTGATTCATTGTTGAAAATGATTGACCAATTGGCAGCATCCATTCCATTTGTGGAATATATAACATTGACCGATCGTGCGCACGTAATGATATGTGGCGTGGACATCAATTTAGCTCATCTAAAAATTTTAACGACTGGAACATCATGGTACAATCGGTTTGGTTATAAGTCGTCCGATCATCATGACAATGTATCACATAATGCAGTTGTCATAAATGAAACGATGGACAATGCGCTTGAACGCGCAAAACGTCTCGTCGATTTTGAAAGATCAATTGAAATTCCTAGAAAAGAATTATTCAATGACTTACCAATGACAATGCCAGTAAAAAATTATGTACAAGCGGTTTTGGATTCGGTTCGTCATTTTCCTGAAACGAAGGAGAAGTGCACATCAAAACAAACCAAAATGTCATTATTCTTAAAAAGTTTAATTTATCATTTGAGCGACAATTTGAGATACAATTGGGATTTAATGAAAATTGTTGAACGGGATTCAAATGCAGCTTCGCCAAGAGCAGCTTCGCCAAGAGCAGCTTCGCCAAGAGCAGCTTCGCCAAGATCGCCAAGAGCAGCTTCCACAAGAGCAGCTTCGCCCAATGCTTCAAGATCATCTTCCACAAGATCGCCAAGAGCTGGTGGAAAGCGCAAACGCAGTTGCAAGCGCAACAAATGCAAACACAATAAACGAATCACCAAGCGAAAATGAAGGGGATGGGAATTATGCATTTCGATAAGCCGGAACGATGGTGGAACCCACCACGATTTGCCGGTTTCCGCCGCTGCTCGTCAATGCAGATCCGCCACCGGATTTGAACCCGCTGTTCAAAGCGCCTTTTTTTGGTGGAGCCGTGCATCCACCCGCACGACACCGCTGCAGTCGCGTGTTTCGGATAGTATTATCATTGCTCCTAAATGAAAGCGGGACCCCGTTGGCGTTGACGGAGGATTGACCAATTGCATTGTTGCGTTTTCTCTCAATGTATAGTTCGGTGTCATGGTTTTGGGTGGCCCATTTTTTGGATCCGCCTTGGCAGTATGCGCTGTTTGCAGTACTTGCATAATTTGCCCCGCCCAAAGTGCGCAGATACACGGCGCGTCCCATTGCAAAATCGTTGCCGCCGTCGCTCGGGTAAAACTTGGCGGGCATGGACGACGGGGCCGACAGGACCGCGTTGTTGCCGGCTTGCTTAATCAGGATGCTTTGATCAGGTGGTCCGGTGAAACGAGGTGCAAGCGCGGGTATAGGATAGTAGGCGAATTTCACCATCGGGAGTGCACGTGATTATATAAATTGTTTAATGGGCAATTAATATAATAAAATGTTTTATTTTTTGGTTGGTGTGCCTTTTAAAACCGGCGCACTCGTCGCCACGCGCTTTGGGAGGCGTTGCTTGCGTCCCCGCCGAACGATTTGTCGTTGTACGTGCGATTGATGGCTTGGTTCTTCTTAAATGTGGTGTAATCGGACCCGTCATACACGTATTTCACGTTGCAAGTGGATGAAGGGATGCCGGTGCCGTCATTGGTTGACTGCACGTGCCCCGCAAACATCTTAAAAGAACCAACTGATGAGCTGCGCACCACGCCCTGCACTTGATCCGACCCGCCCGACACATAATTTTGACGTCCTAAATAATCGCCCGCGTTGTTCACCAACCGAAACGGGGTGGTCACGGGTTTGCGCCCGTTGACGACACCCGACGCATATTGCCCATTCCATGCCTGCCTGAGCAAAAGGCGGTCCATGCTGCGTTCATTTCCGCCCTCCATGCCGCTGCCACCGTGCGTGCCCGCACCGCCACCCAGCAGCGCGGGTGAGTATCCGTTGTAGCCGCCACCCAAATTGCTGGGCTGGCTGTTCGGGGACACAAACGAGTTCGGGTTCTGAGTCACGCCCGACATGGCGGAAGAGTAACCGATTGACGTCGACATAATGTGATAAAGTTCGTGGGTTGTTTAATATAATATGACACGATATAAAAAAATGTATTCATTGCATAAGTTTACCAAACGCCCACTCAGTTAGAACAGATTAACCTTAATAATACATTTTAATGATTTTCAACAGTTCATTGTTTTCATCATTTTCAATCCGTTCAATCTGTATTTGAATTTCCTGCATGAGACGAGCCAATTTGTCCACCATGTCTACACCCTTTCCGTCTGGATTGAATCGTATGAATATCCATTTTCCACTGTGTATCATATAGAGGTCATCATAACGAATGTCTTCATCTTTGGGGTCATAACCAGTATGACCAAATTCATCAGTTTCAATTGCTAAAACAGTATTACCAATTTGTTTCCGATGATCAATGCGTCGCCGATGGGTGCAATCGCAGTGTCCTGTGTACAATGGTTTATCATGAATAAATCCTTCAAATATTGCATTAATTGCATTACGCACTCGGATTTCTTTCGTGCGTGTGTAAATGACTTTGCTTCGTTCATCGTTGGGAAACAAATGCTTGAAACAGGTTGCACAATATCCATCATATACGGTTGAACCACCGCGCGAATCTGGCCAAGTTATACAATTTGGACAACGTAATCCGCCGCCATGATTAACACATTTATCGGTTTTGTTTCGGGCACTTTTGGTGCAACCTGGTTCAACACAACGTGCGCCGCCGCCATGTGATTTGCATTTATCGGTTTTGCCTTGGGCACTTTTGGTGCAACCTGGTTCAACACAACGTAATCCGCCGCCATGTTCAATGCATTTATCGGTTTTGCCTCGGGCACTTTTGGTGCAACCTGGTTCAAC